TCAGTTCAAAGAAGAGATAAAAAAGAATAAACGAAAGAAACAAACTGGAGTTTGATTGGAGGTGTTTGAGTGACAGATTTTGAAACTTGGCTCCACGACAATAGCGACCGCATCTATCGCTATTGGGTATACAAGAAGATGTTTACGCCTTACGAGCAGGACCAGAAATTCATAGATGAATCCTGCTTCGTGGATAACAAATGTGAGTACGGCATTATCCGTGAAGCAATCGAACTGCCAGACGGAGACATCCTTATTGGTTTTATCGATCCGCACACAAGAGAAGATTCTCATGCTTACGGCTATATTAACTACTACAAGCTAAGCGAAATCACTCTGGCTCACAGCCCGAGAGACATGGAGGATGAGGATGCCTGAGACGATTTACATAGGTCAGGATATGGCAACAGCAGAAGTCAAAGTCCTATTTGATGAGCGAGATTTTATCGACTTGGTCGCTGAGAAACTTGGTGGAGACGCAGCGCGTTTCTTAGAAGATATTATTGACCATCACAGCTCCGAAACAAATGACGCATATGAGCGTGGTCGTCTCGCTGGCCTTGAAGAAAACGACGACGCCACCGCCTATAACAATGGTCGCGAAGATGGTTATGAAGAAGGCCACACTGCAGGATATGCAGAGGGTTATGCGGAAGGATTCGAAGACGGATACAAGAAGCATAACCATTGGGTATAGCCAACGCACATTGGAGGATAAATGATTAAGTTAAGGCCGGTTGATTGGGACGATCCCAAATACGATGGTTGCGTCTATGCAACAATGGCAGTTTTAGATGTCAACGGAATTAGAATTCCTCTTTGCGAAGAATGCGTTGAAGAACTATCTGCTGACCTAAAGGCTTTTAATCAAATGGTCTTTTGTCACAAATGTGAGCACGCCATTCCCAGTAAATGGGGGTGGAGCTACGGCGGGAGTTGTCGTAAGAAGGCAGAAACATACGGTAAAGAAATCACTGATGAAACCGCCGGCTACGAGTGCTGTGTAGGTTGGATGGATACTTGCGATGACGCAACTCCTATCGGTGATGCAGCAAAGGAGAGTTATGGAAAAGTGCCCGTACTGGAATAAATACACAGTTAAGAAATGGGATGCTTGGCGAAACATGTTCCTTCCAGCAGACAGAGAAGAGTGTTGGGGAACCAAAGAGAGGGAAGAAGTTCGTTGCGGCGGTTGCCAAGCAGAATGCAGTATTTACCCAGAGATAAGAGAAAAGGCGACCAAGACGATTACTCGTGCAGAAGCAGAGAAAAAGCTTGGCATGAAAATCATTGATTAACAGGAGGATTTGATGCAGGTAAGAATTATCAATCCCGATGAAGTAAAAAACCTTTACAGAAATCATGGCGAATTCGCTTGTACTTGCTACGACACACCAAAGGAATTCGCCGAGAAAGTTGGCCAAAGTTGCATGAACAGCCGCCATTTTTCCGGTAGTCGTTGTGAGTATATCAAGTTCGAAATCGAAGGAGACCGTGGCACGCTGGAACAGATGATGCGCCATGAAATCGGTGTCCGTTACGACGAGATCGACAAGTATGCCTATCAGGACCGTATTGAACTTATCGTCGATGTGAATCCATGCAATATCGTAAAGAATATGCAGTCTTTCCGCTATGTCGATAAGAATGATTTTACATATACGATTCCAACCGAGATCCAGAACAACGACAAGGCTCTCGCGATTTACCTTGAAGTGATGAACGACATCAACGTCAAGCGTAAGCAAATTCGAGATGTCCTCATCGAGGCCGGTGTCAAGAAGGAACGCGCCGTTGAGTGTGCCAATTTCGTGCTTCCCAGAGCTACCAATTTGATTCTGACTATCGGGTTTACTCCCGAGGCTCTGATTCAGTTCATGTGGAAGCGTCTGTGCACCAGAGCACAGCCCGAGATCCGTGATATTGCTGTCAAGATGAAGCAGGCTGTAGCAGAGGTTCATGCCCAGTTTGCTACCGAGCTTCGTCCTCATTGCCGGTATCTACTCTGGTGCCCTGAGAAAAATGGATGCGGAGCTGCTCCATCCCGTATTGAAGCACTTGCCGCACTAAGAGATGTGTGAGGAGGTTGATGAATGCGTAAGAAGGAATTTATTGACTTTACCAGTGAGCGAAGCGGTGTCGCAAGATACCGCCTCGCAGAAGCGTTGGAAGCTTTTATGGATAGTATCCCCGCTGCGTTAGCACAGGGAGACGATGTCCGGCTGATGGGATTTGGCAACTTTGAAATCAAGTGCCGAAAGGGGCGTCGCTCCTGCCATCCTGGTACGCAGGAGATTTTTTATCTGCCTGAAAAGCTTGTCCCCATTTTTAGACCCGGAACAACCATGATTGACGCGGTCAGCACATACGAAGCCAAGAGAAAGACTCTAAAGACGGGAGGACGACACAATTAAGCAAACTAATATTTGGTATAGGTTTTTGCTGTGTTTTTGTGTTGTTTTGTGTCTGTTTTACATATTAGCATCTCCGTCTGGGTGCACCTATCAAGATGAACCTGACTACTATTTTACTCCAGAGCAGTTGTCCTTTTCCTCTGGCTATGCGCCAACTCCGTTTTTTCCTCTTTCGATTGAAATCAAAGAGAAGCTGCCGCAGGAAAACTTCCTTGCTCCAAAGCCTGTACTGTTAGGCAACTTTACACTAACTCATTATTGTCCGTGTTCAAGTTGTAGTGGCCCATGGGGAACTATGACTTCGACCGGTGTTACAGCTGAAGTAGGAAGAACTGTTGCAGTTGATCCCAATGTGATTTCCTATGGAAGTATTATTGAGATTCGTTATGCAGACGGTAGTTCTCATCAGTATGTGGCGGAGGATTGCGGTGGAGGTGTCAAAGGAAACCATATCGACATCTTCGTGTCTGACCATTCTGTCGCAAAGCAAGCCGGCCGTATTGACGGGGCTGAAGTATATCTGATTGCGAAGGGAGGAAACTGAATTGTTGAAGCATGAAACAATTTTTCTGATCGTAGGCAAGTCTGGATCTGGCAAGGATACGATCGCCGATGCGATGGCGAACCGCTATGGCATGACTCGCTTGTATTCCTATACAACCAGGCCGAGCCGGGGAGAAGGAGATAGTCACCTGTTTGAGAATGATTTTAGAAAGTGGGTCGCCGCCAATAAAAACGATACTATTGTAGGATATACGAAGTTCAATGGCCATGACTATTGGGCGACCGCATCCTTGGTGGAAAACTCCGATTTATATATCATTGATCCTGCCGGCGTTACATTCATGAAGGAACATTATGACGGTAAGAAGAAGATCCGTGTTGTGTATGTCGATGTTCCGGACCATGTATGTTTGACCCGTATGTGCGACAGAGGAGATGGACTTATGAAGGCTACAGAGAGAGTCGTTCATGATGCAACAGCATTCGCCGGAGCAAAAAAGATGGCTGATTTCGTCGTAGAGAATAATAATCTTGACGAGTGCATTGAAACACTTTGGAAATATATCGAGCAGGAAGATGGTGTATTTTCATGAAGCTGCTGACCATTCTATGCGATATGGATGACGTGTTGGAAAATCTCGTGGTTGAATGGGTAAAAGACCTTGACGAGCGATATGGTATTCGCAGAAAAGCTGAGGATATTACTGACTGGCATATTCAGCAATTTTATCCGGATTTGACTAAAGAGCAGGTATTTTCGCCCACGAAAGACCCTTCTTTTTGGGATAAGTTAAGCCGCACGGAAGGCAGCGTGTCTGTTATCTGCGATTTGTTGGAAGCAGGGTGTACCTTCAAGGTCGTTACAGCATCCAGTTATGAAACAATTGCGCCTAAAACAAAGTGGCTGCTTCGTAATTTCCCATTTTTTAAAGCAGAAGATGTAATTGTAGCGCACGACAAAAGCTTCATTTTTGGAGATTTGATGATCGATGATGCGCCACATAATTTAGAGACAAGCCGGTGCCAATACAAACTCTTGTATGACCGGCCTCACAATAGGAAGTATGACAACGACAGCAATGGTATCATCCGAGTTCATAGTTGGGACGAGATATACCAGGTTGTCACGAGCATTATGAGACAGGAGTGATGCGTAGTGGTAGTTGATATTGTAAAAAGAGATGGCCGTACAGAACACTTTGACAAACACAAAATTGTTCACGCCATCGAAAAGGCTGCAAGAAGCGTTGGCAAGAGCGAAACAGATATTTTGCTGACCGCAGAACGTATCGCAAAAGAAATCGAAGGTAAAAACAAAACTTTGAGTGTTGAAGAGATTCAAAACCTCGTCGAAGAAAAATTGATGGCGTCAAGTCATAAAGATGTCGCCAGATCTTACATTCAATATCGCCATCTGCATTCTATGGCAAGAAGTCAGTATCAGGAATTAATGGATGCTGTCGCAGAAAAACTGCAGGCAAAGAACGTTAAGAATCAAAATGCAAACGTAGATGAGCAGAGTTTTGGAGGCAGAACTGGCGAAGCGACTGACGTTGTTACCAAGCAGTACGCACTGGAATATCTTGTTTCTCCCATGGCTCGTAAGAATCATGAAGAGAACATGATTTATATCCATGACTTGAACAGCTATGCGGTTGGCAGCCATAATTGTCTTTCTATTCCGTTCGACGACCTGCTTGCCAACGGATTTAATACAAGACAGACTGATGTCCGGCCTGCGCAGAGTGTTAATACCGCCTTTCAATTGGTTGCGGTGATTTTTCAGTTACAGAGTTTGCAACAATTTGGAGGAGTCAGCGCGACACACATTGACCATACAATGGTCCCTTATGTTAGAAAAAGCTTTTACAAGCACTACAAAGACGGTCTAAAGTATGTATGTGAATGGACCGACGAAATGATTGATAGGGAGATGACTCTTAGTTGCGATCCGGGAGAAATCTCTATCGAAGATGAATGCTGGTGCATCAGCAAAGCTTACAATTACGCATACGACCTGACCGTTAAGGAAACATATCAGGCTGCGGAAGGACTTTTCCACAATTTAAATACACTTCAAAGCCGGTCTGGCAACCAACTTCCCTTTACATCAATTAACTATGGAACCTGCACTCTTCCAGAGGGAAGAATGGTCACAAAAGCCATCCTCGAAGTTTCTATGAAGGGTGTTGGCCGGCTCCATAAAACCAGTATTTTTCCGTGCGGCATTTTCCAGTGCATGAAGGGTGTGAACCGCCATCCCGGCGATCCTAATTACGACCTGTTCAAACTGGCACTAAAGTCTACTGCGCAGCGCTTGTATCCCAATTATGCTAATGTCGATTGGACAAGCAATGTGGGATACGATATCAACGATCCTAAGACTTATTTCAGTACCATGGGTAAGTGAAAATGCAGCTCATGTAAAACCTTTTGAACCCCGCCCGGGGGTGTAGCCGAAAGGCTGCTAACGGTTAGGACTCTATGAGTTGAGACCGTGCTAAGTAATTGAGAATGTAAAACAAAGGCAAAGGAGGTGAAAACTTGTATATTTATGAGATTACAAACAATATAAATGGCAAAAAATATATTGGACAAACTCTAAGACCTGTTGAATCTAGGTTTGCAAGACATATTAATGACGCAATAAACAATCATTTAGATACACATTTTGCAAGAGCAATCAGAAAATATGGAGCCGATAATTTCTCCGTGAAGATTATCGATACGGCAGAGACACAGGAAGAACTGACAAGCAAAGAACGACACTGGATAAAACTGTATGACACAGTAAACAGTGGGTACAACGAAACTGATGCTGAATATAAGTGTGGTGGGAACACATACAGAAACAAAAGCGAATCTGAAATGAAAGAAATTGGGGAAAGAATAAGAAATACCAAAATTGGTTCTCAAAACCCTCAAGCCACACCTGTGAAGTGCTTTAACACTACCACAAAAGAAGAATTATTTTTCAATTCTGCATCTGAATGCAAAGAGTATTTTGGAGAAAACACACATCGTTTTATTACTGGCAGGGTAACTGGAAAAACAAAAAGCCTGTATCGCAACTGTTGGAAAATCGCATATAAAAACGAAGAATATTGTGTTTTTACAGATACAAAGAAAAAGCCGTGGTTGAAAACAGAGGTCACAAACACGGTTACAGGAGAGTCTGCCACATTTCCTAGTATGGCGCAAGCTCTAAAGTGGTGTTGTCTTAAAAAAGCAGATGTTGAAAAATATGTCAGTAGACACATAAAGACGTTTTCTTTTGGTATTTATAATTTTCAAATTCTCAATTAAAAGTGTATCGACTATCCCTGATGAATGTAAGGGAGTAGGGCGTGGGATAGGCACACGCCCGAAGCGGAAGGCTACCGATACGGTAGAAGATATAGTCAGTGCCAGTGGCGACACTGGAGTTACATGTGTAGAACAGCAAACCTATTTGACATTAATGGCCTCGGACAGCTGAAAGATGGTCGAGGCAACATTTGCCCCGTAACTATCATTCTCCCAACGCTTGCTATGGAGGCGGCAAGAGATGCGTTTGCGTCTGCCTATGATGATACCATTGACAGATTTATGCTTCTCCTCGATCAGAAAATCCACGAAGCAAAAGACATGTTGCTTGAGCGATTCGACTGGATTTGCTCTCAGTCCCCAGACTCTGCAAAGTTCATGTATGAAAACGGTTTGATGGCCGGATATGTCCCAGAAGAAGGT